CAGCCGCGCACTTTTAGAAGCAGATCCTGAACTTCGTGCTTCATTGAAACAAGCAGGTTTCTTAACAAGAGACCCGAGAATGAAGGAAAGAAAGAAATACGGTTTCAAAAAGGCAAGAAAATCTACACAATTCTCAAAACGGTAGTTATACGAATTTTATCAAAAAACAAAAACCTTGTAATTTCAATAGTTACAAGGTTTTTTCTTTGCTTATTTTTTTCTGAAATCACCCGAAATTAACTGAAAAAATCGGGTATTGTCAACAAAAGGTCAACAAACTGCCAACAAACTGTCAACAAATTACATATTTTGGGTAGGCGGCAAAAGGTCGATAGCTGCAAGTAAATCCGCAAGGTTTTTATGAATGTAATATCTATCCGTAATGTCGCCAATCCTATGACCGAGAATTAATTTTATAACAGATTTTCCTGCTCCGTATTTATCTAGAAGCGTGGCGCAGGTGTGTCGAGTATCGTGAGGCGTGTGTTCCATTTTCCGAGCCTTCATCAGTTTGTCCCAATAGTTGTCACGATAAGATGAATAGGTCATTTTTTTATGCGCTGGCGTTTCGCATAAAAATTCAGCATTGTTTTTCGTACGTGATTTAATTATAGGTAAAATCACTTTGTTAATCGGGATGATTCTGTCTTTTCCTGCAGCAGTTTTCATGCCGCCGATAAGGTAACGTTCATCAAGGTTAATGTCGGATAATTTCACGTTCAGCATTTCGGATATCCGCATGCCCGTATAAAGTAGAATCATAATATCCGCAGGCGTTTGGTCGCCACCTTCGCCCTGTTCTATATATAGTTGATTTATTGCCCGCATTTCATCAGGCGTGAATATGTCGTGTTTGTACGTCATTTTTTGCTCTTTGTTCAGTTCAATAAATTCACTGTATTTTTTAATTGGCATGATGGAATTTTTAATTACATAATCATACATAAGATTTAAAGTTGAGCGAACTTTTCTTCGGGTTGTATAACCGCCCGACTCAATCATGTTAATAACATTTTCATAATCCGCCGTCCGCAGCTCCCTAAATTTTTTATCATGCAATTTTTTTAAATGGTTATATGATGTTTGGTGAGCCGTGATTGCGGCTTCGCTTTTGTTTAGAGTTAGATAGTTTTTCAGCCACATTTTATAGACCTCTGCAAGCGTGATGTTGATATTATCCAAAGAGGCGTTATCAGCATCGAGGCTTTCAGCAGCAGCAAGTGCCTCACGCTGCGTGGCATATGTTCCATAAATCGGACGTATAGGCTTTCCGGTTTCTTCGTCAATACCGGCATAGACACGGAGCGCCCATGGTTTTCTTCTCTTTCCAGACAGCTTGTAAACGCTTCCGGAGCGATTTGCACGGCGCACAATTATTCATCCTTCTTTTTAATTTGGTCAACGACTACGCCATCGAATTTGGTTTCATAGCGCAGGCATCCCCACATATCGTCTTTGTAATCAATTTGACCCAAAATCATATTGAAAGGCACAATTTGACCGCTTGATTTGAGGGCAAACTCGCCATCAATTTTATATAAGAAGTTATAGACTTCGCCGGTTTCAGAATCGGTATGTTTGCCCATAGGTTTAACATCGTAATCCCTCATATTGATTTCGTAACCCGTGTTTTGTTCGATGAATTGTTTAGCCATGACCATAACATCGACGTCGTAGTGTTTATCTTGTTCCATCATTTCCCTTGCATTGGTCGGTTCGGTTTGTTCTTCGGCATAGTTTTTGCTATCAGATTCGTTCGAATTTTTATTAGTATATATATAAAAAAAGGTAGCGATTAGGATAACAATTATTATTCCGAAAAGCTTTGTGGTTGTTTTGTCGTTCATTTTTGATACTCCTTTCTTATAATTTAATTCTGACTTCGATAACTTTTCCAATTATTTCAACCGGCAGCGTTTCGACTTCGTGAGCGGTGAAAAATTTAGGCGAGTATGCCGAATTTTCAGGTATTAAGTACATTCCGTCGGGAAGAATTTTAACATGTTTTACGGTTGCAGAATCGCCGTTGACACGAACGGCACAAATATCACCGTTATTGCAGGTCGGTTGTCTTTTGATTATTACAATTGCGCCTTCAGGAATTGCAGGCGTCATGGAGTCGCCGTCGACTTTTAGACCAATGTAATCGTCAGCACTTGCAGAAGTCGGCACAATCATTTCTTCGTAACCCAGAAAGTTATCAGCAGTTAACATCGGTTCGCCACCTCGGATATATCCTGCCACTTGCACACGAATCGCTTTGTGATTGCTGTCAGGAGATAGACGAACGATTGATGTTAAGTCACTCGAAATGTCATATGGTGTATCTGTGCGCCCGACGAGATAATCGATCGAAACATTGAAAAAGCTTGCCACAGCAATCAAAATATCATAGCTCGGCATGCGGCGTCCTGCTTCGTAATTCGCAATAGAAACACCTGATAAGCCGAGGCGTTCGCCTAGTTCAATTTGAGTTAAAGACCTTTGAGATCGTAATTGATATAATCTGTTTGCAAATTCCATTTTGTCCCCCTTTCACTTTTCTAAATGAAAAGTTCTACCTTAAATATAACATTTTCTAAAAGAAAAATCAACGAAAAAAAACTTTCGTAAAATTAAAAAAACTTTCAAAAAAGCCTTGACATTTTCTTAAAGAAAAGATATAATGAACATAGAGAAAGGATGATAGGTAAAAATGAAAAATAAATTACTTAAAGAAAAGAGAGAGCTGAAAGGTTTTAGCCAAGTAGAACTCGCAAAACTTATAGGTATCAACGCAAACACTTATGTTCAATATGAACTAGGATACAGAGCCATCCCTTTTGAGGTGGCACAGAAAATAGCTGATATTTTAGAAATTGATATCGATGATTTTTTTGCGCCTAAATATTTAACTTTAAGAAAATAAAAAGTAAAAAAATAAAACAAAATGTTCAAATAGTAAAGAAATTAATTTCAGGAGGGTTTTATGGAAGTTGAAAAAGTAACGGTTGAAGAAGTAGCAAAGGAATTGCAACTTGCTCCGACAACAGTTAGGAAATTTTTGGAAGAACAACTTTTTCCTTTTGGCATTTGCGGAAAGCCATCACCTGATGGCAGGAGAGTAGCATATATACATCCAATCTTATGGGAAAAGTTTAAAAAAGGCGAATTAAGTTTTTAAAATTCAGGGGGGGATTAAGATGATGACAGAAAGAAAAGAATTATCGACAGAAGAAAATTATATCGAAGGCATAAAATTTGCATTCGAGGGAACGATGAAAGAAATGCTATCAAAAATCACAAAGGACACTAAAAATTGCGATTGGCGAGATGTGCCTAACGAACTTATTTTAAACATAAATTTCAATGCAATTTTTATTCAGTCGATAGTAGCAGCAAGCGAAATTATGCACGAAAGAAAGATGGGGGCATTTATAGATTTCGACGAAATGATGAAAGTTTATGAAAGCTTTTTAGATGTAGCCACAGAGCTATTTTACAAAGAGCTAAATAAAATTAACTAATTTCAGGAGGTAGTTATGAAAGAGAAATACACAAGAGAATTTTACGAGGAATTTGAAAATGATATTATCGGTATCACAAAAGAAAAAGTAAGTGACCTTTTAAAAGAGGCTCTCGATGATCCGGCTTTAGAGAAAGATCTTGAAAATGAGTTCGGTTTGCAGTTTTTTAAAAATAAACTTTTATTAAAAGCTGTTAATGCGGTTTTAATTTCATTTAGTCTTCGTGAAGAGTTCGACGTTGAGTTTATTGCACGTATGCCGACAGACATTTTGATAAGTTTTTTGACAGATTTTTTAAGAGATGTTGGTGATGAGATTTTGAGTGTTTGTGAGGAGAGAGAGAAGAGGTAGGAGAACTCGGTGAGTGTGATTTTTATATTTCTTTTGATAGCCATTCCAATGTTTGCCGCATTTGGTATAGAAGAGTGGTTTGATGAAAAAAAGGAGGCACATATGGAAAAGTTATTATTAAGTCCGGAAGAAACGGCGGAAAAGTTGGGACTAGGAATTAACAAGACGAGAGAGCTTATGCAAAAGGACAGTTTCCCGAAGGTGTACAACGGGACACGAGCTATGGCAATTGCAAGTGAGCTTGCCGAGTGGGTTAAGGCTCACAAGGGCGGACAGATTTAAGAGAGGGTTACTAAAAGATTTAGGTTTATTAATTGAATTGTAATTAAGGAGGACTACTTATAATGAGAGCTGTAATCTCGTATAATCAGGATGAATATGTTGAAATGACTAGAATTTGGAATGAACTTAAAGATAAAATTGGTCGTAATAAAGAAAATTATAATAGAGAAGATCTAATAGATGTAGATGAAACACCATCTTATGGACGTTATAGATTCTCAGGAGAGTATAAAGACAAGCTAGTAGAGTTACTAGAGAGAGTTCCGACAGAAGATGAAATTATAATGATTGTAGATGATGGATTTTATCATTTTGGAGCAAAATGTACTATCGAAGGCAAATCATTTAAAGGATTTGTTGATACAGATTAGGAGGTTAATATGGAATTTAAAGAATTAGAAGAAAAAGTGCTTGAATGGGCAGGCGGTCACGACCTGCTACATGAGGAAAACTCGGAGAAACAATTTCTAAAATTTATAGAAGAGGTGTTTGAGTTTAAGGCTGAGTTTGATATAGGTAGAGAACAATTTATCGTTTATACAATTGATAAAAGAATTAAATTTAAGCCGGATACACGTAAAGAAATGAAAACAGAAATGGGAGACATTTTTGTTACGTTGATTATTCTTTGCAAGCAACTCGGCATAGACCCACAAAGGTGCCTGGAACTTGCATACGAGAAGATTAAGGACAGGAAGGGAACGACAATTGACGGTACTTTCGTGAAAGAAGAGGATTTATAATGATGAAAATTATAGAAAAAAATAGAGGGAGTGTAGAATTTGTAGAATCGATGAATCCGAAGTTTCAGCAAATGTTCGGTAGAGATACAAGCGTTTTAGAACTGAGATTTTTGCCTTTTCTGATGTATAGTTTAACAGACCAATATATGGAAAGAAGCAAACTTAGAAATGGTGAAAGAGAACTTTTAACAGAGTATCAATCTAAGGGATTTATCGTAAAAAATGGCACAGATATCGGATGCACAAAAGAGTTTTGGAATTTCATATCTTCAGTAGTGTATGACTCTTATGTACAAGAGTTGAGTAAAGCGGACAAGAGTTGAGTAGAGTTGAGAAGTGAGGAGTAAAAAATGTTGTCAGTAAAGGAAAAACAAAAGAATTTTTTTAAATCGATTTACACGATTTCAAAAAAGGCAAAAACAGTTGAAAGGTATGACGGAAAGTATAAGGCTATTCCTTTGTTACTCCCCGTTGAGTGTATAGAAGAAATAAAAGAATGGAGCGAGGAAAAATGAAAACACAAGAAGTGATTAAAGAACTAGAAAAAATGAATCTAAAAGCGGAAATACGTGGAGATAGCTTGCTTGTATTTAATTCCTTTGGTTTTGCTGTTGCCAGTACAAGTTTAAGTAGAAAATTTGAAACAAATACTTATTTTCTGAATTTTAGAAAAGTGCTTAGTAAAGACCAAAGAGAAAAGGTATATTTTCTACTAACAAAGCTTGCAGAAACTGAACCCGAAGATAGAGAAGAACCAGAAAGGTTTTATTTAAAATTTGAAGCGTTGACGGATAACGGTAGTGGGACTTATCTGAATTATTATAAGACAGATGATTCGATTGGTATGAGTACCCGTTATCAATCATTTGGGTTTCAAACAGAATTCACACAAAAAGAAATAGATGAAATTAAAGAAAAATTCGGAGTCACTCTTAGTGATTTTAGACAGATACCTGTTGATGAATATTGGGAGGAATGATGAAAGTTTATGTTTTAACTGCAGACACGTACTATGGCGGATGGGGGGGAGAGATTTCACTCATTGGAGTGTATGATAGTTTAGAAAAAGCGGAGAACGCAAAGAAAAAATCGAAATATCCTTTATCGGAAATAAATGAGGTTGATTTGAATAAAGATACAAGCGTTTATTTGGGCGGATATATTGAATAAAGAGGTGATATAAATGGACGGAAAAGAAATTTCAATCAGTTTAGCAATTATAGCTTCGACTTTAGCGATTGTACTTACACAAAATAAATTTGTGGTAGCAATTATAACGACATTTATTTTAGCGTTGATGATTGGCGAAATTATAAGTGCAAGCAAAGATTTAAAGGCAGTCATGCAAGAAGATGAGATAGACACAAAAACGGAAATCCAAAAAAGAATTTTAAAGTAGAAAGGGGGCGAGTTTAAGATGGATGAAAAAAGTTATATAAGTGTCAACGTTATCTACAGATTGAAAATCAGGGACAGGCTGAAAGATTTGGGACTTGGATTAAGATATATAGAAAATTATATATCTGAAAACAAAAACATTATAGTTTTTGAAGCTTATCCGTTAAATTCAGATTTTTTAAGCATAGCAAACTTTTATCTCACGATTGATTCAAGCGATAAGAGTAGAGAAAAAAGCGAATATAAGTACGAAGTCGCAATAAACGACGTCAGGGCGTTTAATAAAAAGCCTTGGGAATGGCAACGAGATTTGCTAGATATTTTATACGATATAGCTTCGACCGCAAAAAGCGCTTTCGGCGAAAGTGATGAGAATTAAAAATTCACATAAATAATTAAATTCAGGAGGTTCAATATGGACAATATTACTTTAATCGACAAAGTCGATTTAAATCAAATTCAAGGGCAATTGGCAGCGATTACGAACTTTCAAAGAATCGTAAAGTCGCAATTCACACAAAACGTCGACTACGGCATTATTCCAATGACGAGAAACAAGCCTACACTTTTAAAACCGGGAGCAGAAAAGATTTGCATGCTCCTCGGACTGAAAAGCGAGTTCGAGATTGCAGAACAAACAAGGGATTGGGAGAACGGATTTTTCCAATACTTGATTAAATGTAAGTTAATCAAGACGGTCGACGGAGTAGACGAGGTTATAACTGAGGGACTCGGTTCGGCAAATACTTTAGAAACAAAGTATGTGAAAGCAGACGCATTTAGTGTAGACAACACAGTACTCAAGATGGCGAAGAAAAGAGCGCTTGTAGATGCAGCACTTATGGTCGGAAGCCTTTCAAATATATTCACGCAGGATATCGAAGATATGGACTTGACGGGCGGTAGCACAAACCAAAAGCGATACTACACCGACCGAGACGGAACGATCACACAAGCGCAAGCAAGACGAATGTTTGAGCTTGCAGAAGGAAACGACGAGGCGGTGCGACAAGCGATGGAAAAATTTGGATATAGAAAGAGCGCCGACATAAAAAAGACCGACTATGATAAGATTTGCAGCATAATCAACGAAATAATTTCACAACCTGCAGAACCGTCAAAAGAGGCGCCGGCGGACACTGAGGAGCCGAAGAAAGAGCCTAAAACTAAACCAAAGGCAAAGGACAAGACGGAAGAAAAAACAAACGCAGAAGAAAAGAAAGACGATACACTAAGCGGCATTTTGACCGATGAAGATAAAGAGAAAGCACTTGCAGAAATGGAAGCAGCTTTCAAAGACGTAAAATAGATTTAAAAATTAATATAAAAAGGGGTTGAGGCGATTAAAGCCTCAGCCCACACAACAGGAGAAAGTGATGACAGAAAGACATATCCAAAGCTATTTCAGCCACGACAGTAACGCAAGAAACGACGTCAAAATTTTAAACTTACGTTCAAAGCTAGGTGCGGAAGGTTACGGGATATACTTTATGATTCTCGAAAGATTGAGAGAGGCGCCGGACTATATGAGTGTCAAAGATTACAATGCGCTAGCCTTTGACCTTCGTGTTGATTCGGCGAAGATAAAATCGGTTGTTGAGGATTTCGGGTTATTTGCCTTCACCGAAGATGGTGAGTGCTTTTACTCCGAGAGTTTCCGCCGAAGAATGAATCTCAAAGATAAGAAAAAAGAAGATATTTCAGAAGCCAGACGACAAGCGGCAAAAGCACGGTGGGAAAAAGAAGAAAAAAAAGAAAAATCTAATCCCAATGCAAATGCAATGCAAATGCAATGCAAATGCAATGCAAGCAAAATGCAAAATGATGCTAAAGAAAAGAAAAGTAAAGTAAATATATATACAACAACCACAAACATAGACAATGATAAAGACCTAGATAAGGCTAAAAATCAAGATGATTTATGTGTGGCGGTTGATAAATTTACACAGAATCAAGAGATTAAAAGACTTTTAAAGGATTTTATCAGCATGCGGTCAAAGATAAAAAGACCGTTTACTTTGCGAACACTTGAAATCTTTTTAGAGCAGCTAAAGTCACTAAGCACAGGTGACGACAAGATGATGGCGCAAATCCTGAGAGCGAGCCTCATCAATGACTGGGAAAATATATATCCAATCAAGGCGACAACAGGGGGTAGTGTCGGCAATCAAAGCAAACTAGACGAGTACTACGGCAGCAATAAAAGACAGACAGACGAGTTTACAGACGATGAGCTAAAAGACATGTTCGGGATTAAGGGCAGTTTGTAGCAGTAGTCTAACTTGTAAAACTTAACGCTTTAGCGTGAATAAATAAATTTAAAGGGGGTAGTCTATGGATGTTGAAGTCGGTAAAAGATATTTAAAAAGCCAGGAGAAAGTTATTTACGACGGTTCGGAGTATACGATTAAGTCACTAAATTTCAGGAATTGGAACGGCTTTATCTGTGCCAATGCTTTACTACAGGACTTGAAAGCGAATAGTGAGATTGAGACTCCGTTAAAGTTTGTAAGTGAGGTTATAAAAGATGGCGTATAGCAAATATAACAACAAAAGGGTTAAGGTTGATGGGATTACGTTTGACAGTATAAGAGAGGCAAATCGATATAAGGAGCTTTGTTTACTTGTAAGGGCGAAAGAGATCACAGACTTTAAAAGACAGCCTAAATTTATATTGCAAGAGGGATTTATTTATGACGACCTAAAAGAAGAGTCAATTACGTACAAAGCAGACTTTGAGTACACAGAAAAAGACGGGACTAAAGTTGTTGAAGACGTAAAAGGATATAAAACTCCGGTATATAGGCTAAAGAGAAAATTATTTTTAAAAAAGTTTTGTTTCGATGAGGATGGAAACCAAGTTATAAAATTTATCGAAACGTAAGGAGAGGTCATGGAAATTAAGGCAGAGTTAAACTCTATGCGATACTTAACGCAAGCAGTCGCATCAAAAAATAGGCAAATTGATGAACTTGAAGATTTAAAAGTGTGTATATCATCGCCTAGAATTACAGGCATGCCGAAAGCAAAAAGTTTCGAGAGAAGCGAAAAAATCGAAAAAATATTAGATAAAATCACAAAGCTGGAAGATGAAAAAAGGAAAGAGATTGACAGCTTACTTGATAAAAGGGTTATATGGACAAAAAGATTTAGACACTTGCCAACTGAGCAAGTATCAGTCATGGAGATGAGATATTTTGAGAATTACACATGGGAAGAAATCGCTAAAAAAATGAATTATGAGCGACGAACAATTTTCAGAATTCACGGACAAGCACTCGAAGCACTAAAAACGCAAAAAACCGCAGAACTTGTCACTAAAAGTCACTAAATGTCATTGAATGTCACGTTAAAATGTGCTATTATATAAGATAGAGAAACAGTTTTAGACAAGGTTGTCATCACTGTCCTCCTGAAAAAATAAATACTTAATGAGTCGATAAAAGCGTTTGTGGTGGCACAGGCGCTTTTTTCGTACATAGAAAGAAAGGTGAACATATTGAAAGAAGAAAAAATTGTATATAAAAAAGTTGATGATTTAATTCCATATGAAAACAACCCGAGACTAAATGATAATGGAGTCGACGCATTAGTTGAGAGTATAAAAGAATTTGGATTTAAAGTGCCAATTATAATCGATTCAGATGGCGTAATCGTCGCAGGGCATACAAGACTAAAAGCTTGTAAGAAGCTAGGCATTGAAGAGGTTCCATGCATAGTTGCAGACGACCTGACGGACGAGCAAGTAAAAGCTTTCAGGCTTGCAGACAACAAGGTGGCTGAATTAAGTGATTGGGATTTTGAGAAACTTGAAGAAGAAATCGGTGAACTCGATGTTGATATGACCAAGTACGGTTTTGTACAGATAGAGAACCTAGACCAAGCAATTGAAGATATAAATGATTTAATGGAAAAGGAAATCGACGACGAAGTCGAGCCAAAGGCAAAACGTGGCGATATATATAAATTAGGCGAGCATTATCTAATGTGTGGAGATAGCACAGATTCTAAAGATGTGGAAAAGTTAACTCAAGGAAATAAAATAGATTTAGTAGTTACAGACCCACCATATTTTATAGATTATGACAAAAGCGCTCTAGGAGAGAAAATAGCGAACGACGATCTAAGCAAAGATGAGAGAGTCAGATTTTTAGTAAAAGCTTTTACAAATTTCAAGAAAGCGTTGAAAGACGGGGGGGTGTTTTATATTTGGCACGCAGACACGTGCAGGGAATATTTCGCCGAGGCTTTAAAAGCTGTAGGGTTAGAAAATAGACAAGTTCTAATATGGGTAAAAAACACTCCTACACTTTCAAGACAAGATTACAATTGGAAGCACGAGCCGTGTTTGTACGGTTGGAAAGAAGGCGCAGGGCATTATTACAACAGCGACTTCACAGCGACAACTGTACTAACGGAACGGAACAATGTATCTAAAACTAAAAAGCCAGTGAATCAAATGTCAGAAAAAGAAAAGGATGACTATATCAAAGAGCTGGAAGCATACATAAGCGACGGAACAACAACGCTGATGTATGATAAGCCACTTAAAAGCGAATACCATCCAACAACCAAGCCGGTAAAACTTATTGCAGAGCAAATTTCAAGAAGCAGCAGGATTGGTGAAAGCGTGATGGATTTATTCGGCGGAAGCGGAACAACTTTGCTGGCATGCGAGGAATTAAACAGAAAATGCTACATGATGGAATATGAGCCGAAATACGTTGATATTATTATTCAAAGATGGGAAGAAATGACGGGCTATGAAGCGGTCAAAGTAAATTAAAAGGGGAATAAATGGCTAAAGGTAAGTATCAAGAATGGCTAGAGCCGGACAATTTAATAAAATTGCAAGCTTGGGCGAGGGATGGACTTACTGATGAAGATATAGCCGGCAAAATGGGAATTGTAAGGTCTACGCTTTACGATTGGAAGAAAAAATATAAAGACATTTCGGACGCCTTAAAAAAGGGAAAAGAAGTTGTAGACTATGAAGCGGAGAATGCTTTATATAAAGCAGGGCTCGGTGGATTTGTTGAAGAAGAAAAAACATATATATCCGAAGTCAATGGCGTTATCACTAAACGCAAAGAAATTTATAAGCGGTACATCAAGCCTGATGTTGCTGCTTTAATTTTTTGGCTGAAGAACCGTAAGCCTGACAAATGGAGAGATAAGCCGAAAGATTTAACAGAAACTACGGAAGAAAAGATTGCGAATATCTTTGCGGATATAGATAAGGACTTAAAGAATGCAGTTAACTAAAAAGCAAACTCAAGTTTATAAAACGTTTTTAGAAGAAAATCCTAGAATTTATATTTTATCGGGAGCAAAAAGAGCGGGAAAGACTTTTGTTGCGATATTAATGTTTTTGCATCAAATATCAAGATATAAGGATATGAATTTATCTTTTATTATAGGCGGCACAAATCAATCGTCAATCCGCAGAAACGTTTTAGATGATATGGAAGAAATTCTCGGTAAGGAACTAACGCCGAACAAGGCGAATGCGATTGAGATTTTCGGGAATAAGGTTTATATATTTGACGGAGCGAACGCATCAAGCTACAAGAAGGTTAGAGGATTTACAGCAGCAGGAGCCTTTATAAACGAAGCGACAACATTGCACGACACTTTTATAAAAGAGGTTATCGCTCGTTGTTCGTATAAAGGCGCTCGAATAATCATGGACACAAATACCGAAAATCCGCTGCATAAAATAAAGGTTGATTATATTGACAAATCATGGCGGAGATTATCAAACGGACAGGTAAATATTGCACATTACAATTTTACGTTATTTGACAACACAACAGTCGATCCTGAATACATTGAAGGGATAGTTGAATCAACGCCGAGCGGAATGTTTACTGATAGAGATATATTCGGCAGATGGGTAACTGCTGAAGGAATTGTTTATCGAGATTTCGATACAAGTAAGCATATAAAAGAACTAGACGACGATAAAAGAATCGTAAAGGTATTTGCAGGCGTCGACTGGGGCTACGAGCATAAGGGCGTTATAGTTGTAATTGCGGTTACAGATGATGGCGAATTTTATTTAATTGAAGAAATAACGGCACAATATCAGGAGATTGACTATTGGGTAGACCGAGCAAAAGAAATAAAAGAAAAATACGGGAATATTATGTTTTATTGCGACTCCGCACGTCCTGAGCATGTTAAGCGTTTCAGGCGTGAGGGTTTTAATGCCGTTAATGCCGACAAATCGGTTTTATCGGGAATAGAGCAGGTGGGCAGTCTTTTTAAGAAAGGCTGTTTTTTTATATCGCCCGAGGCAAAAGAAACGCAGAAAGAACTGCAATTGTACGCATGGAACGACAAGACGGGCGACCCGATAAAACAAAATGACGATGCGCTCGATGCCATAAGATACGCAATATATAGCAATTACGTCGGCACATCGGAAATAAAGACTGCAAACAAAAAAAGGATGGGATTATAGATTATGAAATCATATATAAACGAATATTTGGAGCTTCCGGAACCTATACATTTATCCGAGGATATGGAAATAACACCGGATTTGATAAAAGTTCTTATAGATCATCACAGCAAAAGTCTCCACAGATACGAGGTGCTGCAAAATTACTATAAGGGCAAGACAATTATTTTTGATAGAAAAAAAGACGACCATAAAGCGAATAATAAATTGGTATTCGACTATGCCGGATATATAATCGATGTGCTGCAAGGGCTTTTTGTCGGGAAACCAATTTCATATACTCCTGCGGAAGGTGCTGAAAAGTATATGGAAGAAATGCAAAAAATATTAGATGCCAACGACGAGCAGGACGAGAACACGGAACTTGCGAAGATGATGGGAATAAACGGCAGGGGATACGAAATTGTATATGTAAACGAAAATAAAGAAATCTGCTTCAATGAAATTAAGCCGCAGAATATGATTTTTGTTTATGATAATAAAATTAAGCCGGAACCACTTTTTGCGATTTATTTGCCCGATGCGGACACAGTCGGAGAAAATAAAAAACAATTCATATATGCGTACACAAAAAAAGAAAATATTGTTTATAGCACAGAAAACGGCGGAATAGTCGAGGTTGAAAGGACACCAAATATCTTTGGAGAAGTACCTGTCATTGAATTTATGAACAACGACGAGGGCATCGGAGACTATGAAAGAGTTTTAACTTTAATCGACGAGGTTAATGTACTTCAATCCGATACATCGAATGATTTTGAGGAATCGACGGATGCCATTTTACTGTTATACGGAATGCTAAATGCAGATTCCGAGGATATTGAAAGAATTAAAAAGGATAGAATTTTACTTTTAGACTCAATGAGCGGACAGAGCGCTGGGTGGCTTACAAAGGAAATCAACGATACCGCACTGCAAAGCTATAAAAAGACACTTGACGAGGCAATCCATAAGTTTGCAAAGGTGCCTAATTTAAGCGATGAGAATTTTGCGGGAAATATTTCGGGAGAAGCAATGAAATTTAAATTATTTGCTACAAATCAAATAATAGCGCAGAAACAACGAAAATTCAAAACGGCACTAACACAAAGATTATATTTAATCACGAAGGTCATGCAATTAAAAGCACAAACGACGGGAGATTATAAGGATATACAAGTTAATTTCAATGAAAATACACCGTATAATGAACTCGACAATGCAAATTTAGTAAAGGTATTAATCGATGCAGGGGCAAGCAGACAATTGGCATTCAGCAAGCTTCGTGGTGTTGATGATGTTTCGAGAGAATTGGAACTACAGGATAAGCAAAAAGAACCTGAAAGTGCATATTTTGATATGTAGTAAGCGAGGCTGCACATGAAAAAGTTTGAAAAGTTAGATGCAGATACAGCTGAAAGAGCGGAAAAAGCAGCGAAAGAAATCACAAGACGAAGCAAAGAAACATATAAAAAGATAAAGGGCTACCTAGACCAAGCACATGAAAGATATGCTAAAAAAGGCACGCTCACGATGGACGATATGCGAAAGTTTAATCGCTTAAAAAACTTAGAAAAGGCTATTGCAGAAGCGATGGAAGAAAACCGCATACTGACCGATAAAGAAATTGAAAAGCTTTTAAGTGAGAGCGCAAAGAACGCACTTTATGTTTGTACGAAAGCAGGGGGCGGTGGACGAAAAGAAAAGAGCATTCGAGCGATTAAAAAAGATATCGACGTTGCGGAAATTCTCGACGAGACTGTTGCAGGCAGAAATTGGAAGGAAAGAACGAAACATCTTTCCGCAAATGCGGCATATGATATTATCACGGAAGTAAGAAAGGGCATCGACCAAGGCGACAGCTTTCACGATATGGCGAAGGCAATTAAAAAGAAGATGGGCGAATACAACGGCAGACCTATCACAATTGCAAAGACAGAAACGCATAGGGTAATTGAAACAACAAAATTCAAGGCTATGGAGTCGGTCAATAAGCAAATTCCACAGTTAAAGGTTTGGCGAACGGTCAGTGATGAAAGAGTTAGAGATAGCCACAAAGCGATGGAAGGGCAAACTGTAAAGCTTGACGAAGAATTTACGCTTCCGTCAGGAGCAAAAACTATGTATCCCGGACAATCGGGAATTGCTGCTGAAGATATTAATTGCAGATGTTTTATTGAGTATATAGATGCGCCGAAAGAAGCCGAAGATGAGGACATTGAAATCGCTGAAACCCTTGATTTTTCTGAAGAAAAAGGATATAATATAGATAGGCAAGAAAGAAGTGAAAAAGGCGAAAATAATAGAAATGCATTGAAACTTAACCTGCAATTGTTCGCTAACCTTGATACTAAAAAACAAACAAATAAACAGTTGGAAAAGGGCATTACTTCTTATAAAAAACAAATAAAAATACACATAGATAAGATGAAACGTCCTAAAAAATATTATAAAGATTGGGATAGCAAATCAACAAGATTTAAAAAAGGATGCTATAAACACTGGAGAAAAGAAATAGAAAACTTTGAAAAAAACTTAAATGATAACATACAAGAGCTAAAGAGGAGAAAAAATGATGATAAAGAATGATGATTGGACATGGACTCAAGAAACTCTAAAAAGCATAATAGCGGATATTATCGAAAGAATGGAAGAATATCAAAAAGAAGAAAAAACAGAATACGATCAAGGAATTATTTTTGGATATTCATGTGTTATTGACTCTATAAGAAACGAATTAGAATCTAGAGGATATGATTTTCAAGATTTTTTGACAGAAGAAAATAAAAATAAAGAAATAGAATTAACGGACTAATTAATCGTGCGAATAATCGTGCGAAAATTGAATAAAACGTGTAAAAATAGCGAATTAATCGTGCGAGTAATCGTGCGATTTTTTTATTGTCTTTTACTTTGGCAGACGAAAAAGAACCAATGGAAATACATGCCGACGGGCAGAAAGCGGAGGGAAATTATGAAAGACAAATTTTTTAAGTTAAATCTTCAGTTATTTGCAGAAGATGCAGGAAGCGGCGAAGGAAATCCAGAAACACCACCACAAACAGACGGGCAAGACACAGAAAATCAATCAAATGAAGCTGGTAAAGATGGCGAAAAAAATGCGGACAAAGGAAAGACGTTCACGCAAGACGAGGTAGATGCAATTGTCAAGAAAAGGCTCGAGAGGGAAAAGGCAAGACAGGAAGAAGAAAAGGCGAAAGCCCAAAGACTTGCAGCGATGACGGAAGCCGAAAGACGTGCAGAAGAATTGCGAGAAAAAGACGAGCAAATCGCAGCCAAAGACGAGCAAATCCGCATGATGGAGCTGAAAGAAGATACAATTAAAACGCTTACAGATGAAGGTATAAATTTAAAATTTATATCTTTTTTAATGGAAAAAGATGCGCAAACAACCAAGGACAATATCGATTCTTTCAAAGAAGTGTTTAAAGCCGAGGTGCAGGCGGAAGTTGAAAAAAGAATTGCAGGAACTACGCCAAGAAAGCATGAAACATCTTTCGGGACTGCAGATGACGGCGATTTACTTGAAAAAATGAGGCAGAAAAGAATTATTTAAAAAAGGAGATTTTTATGGATAACAAGAAAAAATTAATCAATTTAAACTTACAAAGATTCGCAAAATTAGACACAAAAGCAACTTTTGACCCTAAGAAAGTGCTTTTATCAGATGTAAAGACAGGGGAACTTCCTACAGAAATGGCTGATATCGTGATTGACAATGTCACATCAGATTCGCTCGTTTCAAAACTTGGTAAAGTCGAGAACATGACGGAACTCTCAAAGAAATTCACGTACCTTGCCGAAGGTCCTGGAGCCTACTGGGTAGGAGAAGGCGAAAAGATTAAAGTCGATTCAGCAGAATGGTTAAATGCGGAACTCGTAGCACATAAGCTCGGGGTCATTTTGCCGGTTTCAAAGGAATTTTTGAATTTCACATTCCAAAACTTTTTCGATGAAATCAGACCGAATATTGAAGAAGCGCTCAGAAATAAGATCGATATGACAACATTTTTCGGCGGCGCTGACTCACCATGGGGCGCAGGTCACTCAATCGTAGAGAAAGCAAAAGCAGAAGGCAATAAAATTGATGCATCCACGGATGTATATAACGACATAAACCACTTAATCGCACTTGTTGAAGATGGCGACCACACAGCGCAAGCACTTCTCACAACAAAATCAAAGAATATTGATTTAAGAGGGGCTAGAGATGCTAACAATTTGCCAATTTTTAACGATGCAAGAGATGGAGTCACAGCACAAGCGCTCGGATTGCCGATACTTTACGGAACAAAAAAGAATTTCGACAAAAAAGCGGCTGAATACATTACAGGTGATTTCGACTTCCTAAAATACGGTATTCCAAAGAAAATTGAATACTCAATTTCAGAAGATGCAACACTCTCAACTATTAAAGGCGAAGATGGTCAACCAATTAATTTGTGGGAAAGAGATTTAATCGCTCTTAAAGTTACAATGTATTACGCATTCCTTGTTCTCAAAGATGACGCTTTTGCAATCGTAACATTGAATCCAGCAGGCAAGAAAGTAGAATAAGCAAAAGGCGATGGAATCACTCCGTCGCCTAATTTATTACAAAGGAGAAAAGATATGGCAAATAAATTAAATGCAGAAACAATCATAGTAACGAACGGTGAGGATATAAAAAAAGTAACAAGAAAAGCTTTTAATGTAATCTATAAAAGATTAGGTTATATGGAAGTTCCGGAAGATGTGGAAGTTTCCAAAGATACGGAAGTTTCTGAAGATGTAGAAGCACCTGAAAAAGTGGAAGTTCCTGAAGATGTAGAAGTTTCCAAAGACGTTAAAGCAAAGACATCAACTAGAAAGAATTCGACAAAGAAGGGATAGTATGGAAAAAGCCGAAAGGCGTGAAGCCTACTTATGGTATATAGAAGATTATTGCAACAATCTTTTTGATAGAGAGAACCTACCGGGCGGAATCAAGCTCGCATTAAATCGGCTTGAAGAGATTGACCCATTGAGGCTAGGCGTGGCGAGCGAAACGGTCGGCGATTTGAGCATAACTTATAGCACCGAAAGCAATGAAGCAATTCCGAATAACATAAAAATTATGTTGGCACCATACGTCAGACCGCATCTAGTCGGCGATAAAAAGAAAAGAGGATATATCGATGGGCGTGACTGATATAAATAACACGGGCAAGATTTTAAAATTGCTTGAAGAAATTACAGAATCATCAGTCGAAGCAGGCATCCTCGGCGAAGATAAAGATAGCTCAAAGCCTAGTCTTTTAACAATCGCCGCAACACAGGAGTTCGGAAGCGAAAAAGAGCATATTCCGGAAAGGTCTTTTATTCGGGCATCTTTCGATAAAAATAAAGAAGAATATGGAATAAAGACTGTTGAATATATTCAATTGGCACTCGCAGGAACCATGAGTGTTGAGGCGATGTACACAAAGCTTGGGCAGACTATGGCGCAGGATATACAGATGCACATAAGAAAAAGAATACCGCCGGCACTTTCAAGGCGAACGCTTGAGGCAAGGCGCAGGCGTGGGAATCGTGGCACAACGCCGCTTATTGACACAGGGCGATTATTCGGAGCGGTTTCATATGAGGTGAAATGATGATTTTTAATTTTAAATCACTTATAAAAAGATATGGAGTAGCGCCTGTTGAGTTAATCACGTACGAAGGGCATTACGATTTTGAAAACGGCGGCGACTATATAAAGGATTTAGAGGCGATAAAGCTTATAGAGCCTGCAGCCGTCGTGCCGATACCGAAAGACGAACTTACTACATCAGACGGCGGTTATTACGACCATGATTCGAGAAAGTTGTACTGCTATGAGGGATTGACGACCGACGATATCGTTAAATATCAGGAGCGCCTTTATAAGGTGACGGGCGAGCAGGATTATTCAGACTATGATGAAAATCTAAAAATTTATTACATCGAAAGGGTAAGAAGCGATGAACGAGACGGATTTAATTAAAAAGACGATTATAAAAAACGTTTTCGATTTATATAAGATAAAAGTTGTAGATGCAGACAACAATCACAGGCGCCCGACACTACCCTATGTGACATTAAAATTTATCACGCACCAAACGAGCGACGGTCAGGCAGGCAATTATAGTGCGGAATTTATAGAAGCACAGGACAAAAAGTTTAAATATGATATAAAAGAAACACTTGATTATCAGCCAATCGCAACGCTTTCTGTTTCGGCAACGGCGGAAACCGAGAGCGAGGCAAGGGAACTCGCCGAAAATATGCACGATTATTTTAAATTTGTCGGGCGACCGAAATTTGAAAGCATAAACACGACAATCGTCACGGTTGGCGATATAGGCAACAGAACTATCGGGCTTGCAGACGGAATCACTTTTGATTTTAAGTTCGGGTTTGATGTAGCTATAAGATATCTTAAAGTTATAGAAAGAACATCGCCGAACATCGAAAAATGGAAAGCTGAGGGGAAATTGGGCGACAGGATAATAGAAGCAGAGGGCGAAATATAGAAGATATGAAAGGAGAAAAAATATGGCAAATAAGTTAGATTTTCCGGTGTCGATTACAAGAAAGACAGTCGGAGTATCGGAGAGAGGTTTCGGGACGATTTTAATTCTCGATATAACAAAAGAAACGCCTTTTAAATTGCTTGATGAACAAGAAGCAATGAAATTAGAGGGCAAGGCTGCGAAAATTGCAGAAAGACTTTTTATGCAAAAGCCGAAGCCTTTCGAGGTGGCAATTTTCGGGAAAGTAGGAACTGCTGAAGAAGCGCTGAAAGCGGTAATTGAAGAACACTCGGGCGACTTTTTCTGGATTACATGCACAGATAATAAAACAGAAACAATCAAGGCGCTTTCAAATTTAGCACAAGTAAATTCAAAGATTTACGGGGTTACAATTAACGATTTCAAAAAGGCTGCGGAGATTAAAGACGTTGTCGGCGATAATACCTTTGTCGCATACCACGATGACCCAAACAGTTACATTGCAGAAGGATTGACAGTTGTTATGAGCCACAACATAGGCGGAAGAACAGCGAAGTTTAAAAGGATTGAGGGCGCTCCTGAAGCAAAGGTCACACTGACACAAGAAGCGGAGCTCGAAAAACAAAATATTTTCACATACAAGAAAAAACTCGGAGTATTGCAAACGACAGAGGGGAAGGTTTTGTCGGGCGAGTATATCGATATTGTTTTAGGCGAATATTGGATACGTTTCAGAATGGAAGAAGCGCTCCAAAGGCTTGCAATCACAGAAGATAAAATCCCTTACACATCAAAGGGAATCGCAATGCTTGTCGGAGAATGCGAAAAGGTTTTATCACGTGCAGCAAGACAAGGCATTATTGAGAGCGGAGAATATTTAGTCGATTTCCTCGATAGACAAGAAGTGCCGTCAAATGACGTGGCAAGACGTGAGTATAACTATGTAAGATGGACGGCAATGCTGCAAGGCGCAATCCACACAGGACAAATCAGCGGCATTTTAACCTATGATATGGTTACAGACGAAAGGAGATAGAGATAGATGGCAGACCAAAAAACGATAGCGGTTTACGACCCTGAGAAAGTACAATTGCAATTAGACGGCGTTTATATCACAGGATATAGCGAAGAATCCAAAATCACGGTCGAAAAAAATCAAGACAATTTTTTGCCGGCGGTTGGAGTTGACGGAATTGTGAGCGTTGCTATAAATTATGATGCAACCGCAAAAATGAGCATAAAGCTTGCTTCAACAAGCGCATCCGTTATGCATATAAGACAACTTGCAAAGGGTAGACGTCTTTTTAATATGACATTAACTGACCTAAATGCCAACGGTGAAAATAAATCATGCGACGGATGTTTTATCTTAAAAACGCCGCCGATAAAGAGAAACAAAAAAGTTGAAGATGAGGAATTCGATATCTATATTCCATATTTTGAAGAGGTGAAAGATTTAAATGGCGGAGAATACAACATATAAAAATGATTACAGACAAAAGAAAGTTGAAATTAATGGAAAAGAGTACATTTTTCAAAGCGTACCAATCCGCACCGCCTTAGAGATGAGGGCGGCATGGACAAGACCTGACTCAACTTGCGACGATATAATTATGTCGGAACTTTTGCTAAAGAATGTCATCGTAAGTCCGAAGATGAAACTTGACGATTTCGACAATATTGCAGAACTTGACAGCGTTATATCGAGCGCTCTTCTTTTTGCTTTTTACAGCAAGACGGATGAGGATGTAACGCTAAGTGAAGCAAAAAACTAACAAGCCCGGAACTGCTAAAAGAAAGAATAATATTTCCAGCCCTCTTAATCATAAAAGAGGGCTTAATTACTTATGCAGATCTTAAAGAAATCACGCCGGCAGAACTGGGCATGCTAATAGACAGTTACTTAGATTTAAAAGAGGAGATGAGAAGCGATGGATGATTTAAGGTCGATGAAAGTATCGATTGAAGTTAATGCAGGCGATAGCAAAAGAGAAATCGAAGGCATAAATCAGAAGCTTGACGATACAAAAGAAAAAGCACAGAAGGCGGTAAAAGAGGCATCGTCGCTCGGCACACGCATACAAAACAGTTTTAAAAATGCAAATTCAAGTATAGGCTCTTTAGATTTCAATAAAGCCGGAAAAAGCATGCAAAGCCTTGGGGCAAAAATGACCATTGCGACCGCTCCTTTGACACTCGGCATAAAAAAGTCGATAGATGCGGTTAGAGATTTGGGATACGGCATCGCAAAGGTAAATACTTTAAACGACCAAAGCATTTTGCCGACAGAACAACTGCAAAAAGATATAAGAAAAATATCAGATATGGTCGGGATATCGCAAGAAGAAATCGCCGAAGGTTACTATCAGGCTCTATCATCGGGCGTGCAAAGTAAAGACGTTTCAAATTTTGTTTCAAGTAATGTTAAGCTCGCCAAAGCTGGATTTACAGACATGACGACGGCGATAGATGCGACTACGACAGTTTTAAATGCTTATCGAGACAAAGCGTATGATGTCACAAAGATTCACGATATACTTGTAAAGACACAGGATAAAGGTAAAATCACGGTTGACGAACTCGGTCACTCACTCGGACAAATTATCCCGACGGCTGCAACCGCCGGTGTGAATTTAGACCAACTCGGCGCTGCATATGCAATTTTAACAAGTGCAGGGCAACCGGCAGAAAGAGCGACGACAAATATTAATACCATGCTTCAAGAACTATCGACAACAGGTACAAATGCGGATAAGGCGGTAAGAGAAAGCACCGGCAAAACATTTAAGCAGTTGATGGAAGATGGAAAAGACCTTGAATTTGTCCTCGGCAAAATCAATGATGTGGCGCAAAAATCAGGGCTTGAGCTTGCAGATATTTTCGGAAGCGTGACGGCGAAAAAGGCGGTCAATCAGCTATTCGGCAGCGATTTCAAAACAATGCGAGATATCATGAACAATGCCGGCGGAAGCGCAGAAAAAAACTTCGAGGGCATTATGGATACCGACCAAGCAAAGTACGAAAGGACGATGACGAAGCTTAAAAACACGGGGATGGATATCGCCGAAAATTTAATGCCGTTTATCGATAGGTTCGCAACACGTGTCGAAGAATTGATGGAAAAGTTTAATCAATTGAGTCCGGATAAACAAAAATTATTTGCAGATGCCATCGGAACGCTTGTGATTTCGGGTCCGGCAATTGCAGCCGCAGGAACAGGCTTTCAGTTAATCGGCGGAGTTGTACAAGGCGGTAAATTTATAAGCGGACTTTTCACAGGGAAGAAAGCACTTGAAGGAACCGCAGCCGCTGCAAAAGCAATCGAAGCTGCAGGAGCAGCCGAAAAGATTTCAGCCGCAGGCGGAGCGATTGAATCCGCAGGAGCATCGGCAGGTATTGCAGCCGGCGGTTTATCGACACTACTCGGCGCACTCGGGGCAATCGGCGCAATCGGCGGTGTTGCATATGCAGGTAAAATCTTATGGGATAAGGGTAAAAGAATCAAAAAAGACCCTAGCAATTGGAAAAATATACTGCTTAACAATCCGGATGAGGCACGTGAGAGATATAGACAGCAGACAATGAACTATATTGCAAAACTTGATGCAAAGAAGCGTGCAAAGGGACACAAAACAGGATTGACTGAAGTACCTTATGACGATTATTATGCGAGACTTCATAAGGGCGAAAGAGTCCTGACGGCAGGAGAAGCGAAAGAATATAATCAGACAAAAAGCGAAACGACGACAACGAATGTCAATCCGACGATAAATATCACTATAAATGCACAAAAAACAGATGCCGACGATATAGCGGCGAAATGCGAACGGGAAATTAATAAGTATTTTAGAAATTTGAGACTGCAAAGGATTTAATCATATGAGAGAAAGTAAAATTAAGTTAGAGGATGTTTTACTAGATGCGGTTGTAGACGAGAATCCGAACGCAGCCGCAGAAGTAACACAAAAACCTGTCGAGAAGGGGCAGGATATATCGGACTATATGAAACAAAAGCCTTTAATTATAAGGCTTTCGGGAAGATGCGTAAAAGATGCCGCAAGTAAGTTGCAGAAGCTGCGAAATTATCAGAAAGATAAAAAACTATTAAAATATAACGGTCGTGGGATATACTCAAATGCCGTCATCACGGAGTTAAACACGAGGCACAATTCAAATAATGCCTTCGGATTTGATTTTGAAATAACTCTTACATGCGTAAGAATCGCAACTCCTGAAGCTTTTCAGATTAAGACGAGAGACCCAAAAGGCGGAAGCAAGGAAAAATCGGCAACAAAGACGAGAGGCAAGACGAAAGTCGGGCGCCAACAGCTGAAAACACAAAGCGGTACGGTCACAGAGATTATAAAAACGCCTACAACAAGAACAATAAAGGGCAATTCAAAGTATAAGCAAGAAAATGCCGGCGATGCCGAGCCGATTTTTGAAAAGGTCGCAAGATTTTATAAAATGCGAAACGCTATCAGGAGTGAAAAGATTGACGGCATGACGAGTGCTGCAAAAAGAGGTGGGCGATGAATTTTATAGATATAACAAAAAGCAAAATTCCATATGAGTTAGAAATAGCGCTTGACGGAGAAACATTTCAGTTTGAAATTTATTATAATTCCGCAGGCGATTTTTTTACTGTGAATTTATCGAAAGACCATAAAAGAATCGTAAACGGCGAGAAGCTTGTTTATGGTGTGCCGCTTTTTGAGAATTTACAATATTTAGGCGTTCCTTATACTTTTATAATTCCATACGATATTACACGCCCACGCTTAAAGCATGCTGAGCGCATAACGTGGGAAAATCTCAATGAAGATATTTTTTTATATGTAATCACGAAAGACGAGGCGAGCGAAATTGGATAAAAAGTTCTGGACACAGGAAATCGAGGTGCTTGCAGGACAAAAAAAGTTCGTAAATAACGGCGAGAATGCTCTCGAAATTGAATTTAATATACCTTTTTCAAGTGAGAAAGAGCCGGATGTGTCGGAAATTTATATTTATAATTTATCGGACTCGTCAATCGAGGAGATTAAAAAAGATGGATATATTATCGTTAATGCCGGGTACAAGGAGATGGCAAACATCGCTAATATTTTAACCGGCACGATTGAAGAAGTTGAAACCGAGTGGCTTTCGGTAGATAAGGTCACAAGGATTAAAGCGACTGACGGCGGTACGGCTTGGAGAAAGATAAAGCTTAATAGAACCTATCAGAAGAACACAAAGGCAAGCGCTATTATGCGAGATTTGGCGAATGTTTTAGGATATGAGATTATAAAAATCGAGCCGAAAGAAGATATCACTTATAAACTCGGAAAAACAATTACGTCATTTGCAAGCAGGAGCCTTGAGCAGCTTGCAAAAGACACAAAATCAAAGCTTTTTATAAATAAAAACCGTTTGACGATTGCAGCTGAGGACGACGGAAAAATAACAGGAATTATGCTGAGCGAGGATTCAGGACTAATCGGCACACCGACCGTTAATCGTGATGAAACGGGCGATAAATCAATCGAGATAGACACAACGGAGAATAAAAAACAAAATAAAAAATCAAAATTAACGTGGAAGGTTACATCGCTTTTAAATCCGCTTTTCGAGACGGACGGAATTATAAAAATAAAATCAAGGTCAATCAATGGCGAATACCGGATTGTAAGAGGGCGACACACAAATGATTTTAATACAGAATTGGTGGTGACGGAAGCATGAGCGAAGCAAACTTATTTTTTAATGATATGATTGAAAACACAAAAAGCGGCATGTATGTCGCAAGGCTCGGGAAAATAATTAAATTTTATCCCGAAACACAGTCTGCAGATGTTATGCCAATGCCGTCAAAGGATAATGCGGCGGTTTTAAATGCTCCTGTATGCACTGTGAAATCAAGCGATTTTTTGATTTATTATCCGCTAAAGCCGGGCGACATGGTTGTGATTCTTTTTTGCGATAACGATACGGAAAATATAAAGCTTGGCGGAGATACGGCGCAGACGGAGAGGACACACGATGTGAGCGATGCCGTTATTTTAGGCGGTTTTACACTTTTATCGGATAGTGCCGATGTGAAGGATAAAGAGGCGTTATGCATACAAAATAAATCTAAAAGTGCAAGCGTCGTAGTAAAAAAAGACGGCGAGATCACGATAGATGCAAAGGATATAAAACTTAAAGGATTTGCGACATATAACGATAGAGAAATAGCGGTTGTAGGCGACAGCACGTCAGACGGAGCGACGATTATAAAGTAGGTGATGGAGATGGCAGGAACATATAAAAATACTTTTAAGATGATTAATGGCGATATATATATTGACCCAAAGACTAAAGATTTAAAGCTTGTTGACGGGCAGGAAGAACTCCGACAAAATATCGAGAATCGTTTATCAGTAAACAAAGATGAGTGGTTTTTAAATACAGAACTTGGGCTTAAATACGAGGATATCCGGGGCAAGGGCGTTACAGATGCCGAAATCGGATTTGCTATAAGGGAATGCACAGCACAGGACGGACGGATTAAATCAACGGAAATCAATATAGAAAGAAACGCCGAACACAGAACGGCGGATATTTTTTTAAAACTTACAGATGAAAACGATGAAATTACAGAAACGGGGGCGGTGACAATTGGATAAAAGTTTCGGGATTACAGAAAAGGGTTTTTTGCGACCACTTTTTGATGAAATTTTAGAATCAAAAATCAGAAAAGCTAGGCAAGTCCTCGGCGTAGATATCGATGTTTCGGAGACTTCTTTTTTAGGTCAACTTTTAAGGCTTGAGGCGTGGGATGAAGCGGAGATTTGGGAGCAAATCGAAAAGGTTTACTTTTCAGCTTTCGTAAACTCATCGGAAGGAACAGGGCTTGACAACGTCGGGATGTACTTAACTATCACAAGGCGACCTGCGACAAAATCGCTCGGCATGATTACAATATATGGCGATAATGAAACGGTTATACCTGCAGGCTTCAGGGTTGCGACAATGCACGGAGAAGTTTTTGAAACCGTAGAAGAAGCGACAATTGCAAATGGGCGTGCAGACATCAAGGTTTCATCGCTTGCGAGTGGTAAGGACACGAATGTCCCTAGCAAATCAATAGTAAAAATTGTAAATCCAATGCCGGGTGTAAAAGGTGTTATAAATGCTGAAGAAACGCTCGGCGGTTTAGATATTGAAACGGATGATGAGTTTCGGGAAAGATATAAAAAATCGTACTCAAAAGCAGGCGGAAGCACGGTTCCTGCACTAACGTCGGCGCTTTTAGATATTGATGGAGTTGTCGATGCGGAAGTTGTAGAAAACGTGACGATGGAAACGGTCGACGGAATACCGCCAAAAGCTTTTGAATGTTTTGTTTATGGCGGTACGGAAGATGAAATTATAGATGCAATATACAGAAATAAATCAGCAGGGATTGAGGCTTTTGGCGAGATTTTTAAAACTGTTACGGATACTAAAGGCAGGACACATAAAATCGGATATACGAAAGCGAAGGTCAAGGACATATGGGTTAAAATCCGTGTTAAAAGAGATAGCGATTACAAAGGCGACGAAGCGCTGAAAAGATTTGTTATAAATTATATCGGCGGATTTGACGATAACGATATGCAGTATCCGGGATTGAAACTCGGGAAAAGCGTTATTTTTACGAAAATTCAATCACTCGGCATGTGCCTTGGCGGAATAATCGACCTAGAAGCTTTTGTCAGCGAGGACGGCAAAACGTGGAAGAAAACGAATATCGATGTCGCAAGGGACTCAATCGCTCGAACTTCGATGGATAAGGTGATTATAGAGCATGTATAGATATAGTTATAAAGAACTTTTTGATTTGCTTCCGGAAAGGTATAGAAAGCCGACGACGGAAAAAGTTTATTTTGCGATTTTCGATGACCGTGCAAAGATGAGGCAAGCGATATGGGAAGTGGAACAGTCAAGAGATATAGATAAAGCATACGGAAAAACGCTCGATAAGTTCGGCGAGAATGTTGGGCAATTTCGATTAGATGAAGACGATGATCTATACAGGCAATTAATCAAGGTTAGAATTATTGCGAACCTGTCACTCGGTAATATACCGACGATTAACAAGGTTTTATCGGTGCTTACAAAAGATGTGTACCTTGGCTTAAAAGAGGTTTGGGACAAGGAAGAATACAGAAATGAACCGTCTAAAATCGTTATAGAGCTTGGCAGTTCAGCAAAGAAGTTTCCATTCGAGATTGTCGAAGCGATTAAATCGGCAGGGGTGCGAGTGCTTGCGGAGATTGAGTATAAAGGAAATTTACACGAGATTTGGGCAGGCGGTAGACGCAGGGTTTTAAAGGTTAAGTACGAAGAGTATCAGCCGAAGGATAAGAACGGAGAATTGAAAGATATTTTTGCCGGAAGACTCGTGAGCGTTATACGAAGAGAGTGGGCGATTATTCCCGAGGCAGAGTTTGTCCCGAAGGGTTTAAGCGGTCAGCTTTTAGTAGAAGGCGAGTATATGAAGGGGGTTTTTAGATGAGTGAATTGAGAAAAGTACGAGTGCAGCACGCAGAAAGGCAGTCGGACGGGTCGATAAAAAAAGAGGATGTAGATATTTATACAGACGCTGAAGCCGTGACTATGGACGGGAAAGGGCTTAAGGAAAGGGTCGGAGAATTAATCGACGGTAGGATTACTGAGCTAATTGACGGGGCGCCGGCGGAGCTTGACACTTTAAAGGAGATTTCGGAAGAACTTCAGAAGAATCAATCGAGCGTGACTACGATTTTAAAGAAGCTTGGAAGCTGCGCAACCACGGAAGATATCCCGGACAAGTTGTCGGATTTGTCGGCGGATGAAAAGCATATGACGGTAACGGATGAAGAAAAAGATGCGTGGAATAATAAGGTTGATAAAGACGGAAATAAAGTGCTTTCGACGAATGATTTTACGAACGCTTTAAAAGCCAAGGTCGATGCGCTTGTAGCACAGACAAGCGATAAGAAGCTTATATATAAAGAAAAGAAAAACACAGATTTTAATAACTTGACGGCGGCGGGGTTTTATACCGTGCAAACATCAACAAATGCGCCGCATAACAAATATAATTATTGGAGTTTGATTGTGCTTAATTCTACAGGCGTGGATAATCCAACCTACGTACAGCAGATAGCAATTAATGAAAAATCTGACGATAAGGCAATATATGTACGTAAAAAGGCAAGCAGTTGGTCGAGTTGGATTAAGCTTGAAGCAAATCCGGATTTATCGAATTTTGTTACGAAGATTGACGGAAAAGGTTTATCCACAAATGATTACACGAAAGATGCCAAGCGTAAGGTCGATTCAATTCCGGACAATGCGAAATTTACGGACACAACCTATGACTTGACACCGTATGCCAAGAAGACGGAAGTGCCGACAAAGGTTTCAGCTTTAACAAACGATAGCGGCTATAAAACCGAAACCGAGATTTTATCTTTGATTCAGAGTTCAAGCAAGCTGAAGAAAGAGATTGTAACAACGCTGCCGTCGACGGGCAAAGAAGATGTAATTTATCTTATAAAGGACACAAGCGGTCAGACGGGTAATGTTTATACTGAGTATTTGTGGATTGGCGGTGCTTTCGAGGTTATCGGAAGTACGAAGATGGATTTGTCGGGTTATGCAAAAAAGACGGATATTGAAAATATTGTAGCGGAGAGTTTGAATGTATCTAGACAAGCGCTCCAAAAATCAGCAAAAAATGAGATTTATATCAATGAAGTAAATACAAAAGCTGGACAAGCATTAGCCGAGATTGAAAATTTAAAGAGCCAAGATATCGTTATACCTACAGTTTGGTATATGAATCAATTTTACGCCGGAATAGGAGCAAAAGAATTTGCTAATACTCCTCCGACTGTATCTGATAAAGTAGTTGGTCCTGCTAAAGTTGTAGAAAATGATGCAAGATTTAGAATATGTAAAATTATATATTGCGGAGATGACTACGCATATAATAACATTGACGAGTTAAAATCATTGGTTGCGAGAGTATTGGGAGAATATAAGAAAGTATTATTTATTGCGAGCCCGAGTTTTAGCGCGACTGAATTTTCTGTCATTAATCTAAAACTATGTGACTATGTTCAATCGGCACTTAGAATTGAAACAGTTACAGGCATGTATACTGATATATATAAGAAAATTAAATCTGATACGCTATTTAATTATTATAATCATTTAGATGTCGTTTCTACAAAGAATTCTGCAGTGGGGATGAGAGAAGCAATACCAAAAATTATGCAAATAGGTGGGAAAAAGTATAAAAATCAACAATTAACAGACGAAGAAAAAACGTGGTTATTAAATAAATAAAATTGATTTAAAATGAGTTTTAATTTATTTTGTAAAATCACTTGACACGCAGGTTCTGCAAGATGGGCTTAAGAGGGAATTACAAATTAAATAAAGTCTAAATTTAGATTACCTGCACGCATAATGCGTGCTTTTTTATTGGAAAGGAGAATTTATGAGTATTAATCAATTTTACTTAACGAACGCTGGCAGGCATCTTCTCGCAAGCGTACAGTCGGGCGAGGTTTTAAGCTTCACCAAGGTTGGAATCGGGGACGGAGAGCCAATATCGCCTGAGTATATGGAAGGGATGACAGGGCTTATAAGTCCGAAGGATTATTTTCCGGTTACAAGCGTAAAGGACAACGGAGATGGAACGGTTTCAATCGGGGCGGTTTTAGATAACAAAAACGTGAAAAGCCGTTATTTTATCAAGGAAATCGGGCTATATGCCCAAGACCCGAAGCGTGGCGAAATCCTTTATGCGGTTTGCAGCTGCGGCGATGCATCGGATTTATTTAGCGCAAGCACGGACAAGGAACTTAATATAGTGCTTGAAATCAGGGTCACAATCGGCAATGCCACGAACGTAAACTTTATAATCGACGATTCACTTGTATGGGCGACGAAGCAAGAACTCTTTGATTTAGCCGGAGTCGGGAGAACTGACGAAACAGTCAAGAAGAATGCAGATGATATTTTGGCACTAAAGCTGAAGATGATGATGGGCGGAGTCAATAGCGGCATGGGCGGACTCGACGAAAATTCAGTCCTTATATCCTTTAGTGATTTGAAAGAAACAGAGGAATTTTGGGGGTATTGGGATAAATCAAAGGCAAGGTTGGTGGGATAATGGCACAAGTTAAAGAACGAAAAAATCTCCCACCAATTACAAATGTTTTTTTGAACGTAACGCAAAAATGTAACCTTAAATGCAAATACTGTTTTGTATGCCAACAGCCGAAAGAAATTACATTTGATGTAGCGAAAGATGCTGCACGTTTTGTAGCGAAAAATGCACTGAAAGCAGGCAGAAAGCCATCGATAAATTTCTTTGGTGGCGAACCTATGCTAAAGTATGAAGATATCATCAAGCCGTTAACCTTATGGATAAGAGAAAATTATGGAGACAGTTTCGAGCTATCTTTAACGACGAACGGTATGCTTTTAAACGAGGAAATTATGAAGTTTTTCGATGCGAATGACGTCGGCATGCTTTTTTCGATAGACGGCGACAAGGAAACACAGGATATAAATCGACCACGGCACGACGGCAAGGGAAGTTTTGAACAGCTTGAGCCGGTTATTGACCTTGTTTTAAAGTATCATCCGACTATGACTTTTAGAGCGACAGTCGACACGCCGACACATAAAAATTTATATAAGAATTACAGATTTGCAGTTGATAAAGGTTACACCAACTGCTTTTTCATACCAAACGTTTTTCATGATTGGAGCGAACAGGAATTAAATGAGCTCGATGCGGAGCTTGATAAAATCTGCGATTATTACATCGAGGAGTTAAAAGCAGGGCGAAAGCCATGTACTTTCAATCATTTTGAAGAGGCGGTTGGCGATATCAGAAAGATTATAGATTTAAAAGACGGAGAATTTAGAGAGTCGGCACGAAATACACTAGGCGGCGGAAGATGCGGAATCGGGGTAGGTTCAAGCGGCGGCATCGGAGTCAAAGGGGATATTTTCACTTGCCAAGAAATGGTCGAGAATCCGGACGTTGGCGATAAATTTAAAATCGGAAATATCTATGAAGGCGTTGACGATAGCAGACGTAGAGCGGTTGCCGAGATGTACGATGCGGAAGAAATTAAATGCAGCGACGAAAGCTTCTGTGATAACTGCCCGAAGAAAAGAATTTGCAACGGCGGCTGCTGCATCAACAATTACTTCAAGTACGATAGCCTGAATGTCATCGACTACGTGATGTGTTGGTACGAAAGAAAGTGCATTGAAAAGGCTTATAGGATATTGAGCCTGCAAAAGAAAGGGGAATTAAAATGGGTTTAAAAGAAAATGACATTAAAGACCTTGGCGACGGGCTTCAATTTGGAGAAGAGATAGTTGGCGAACACTTAATGGGCACTGACTGTACTAAAGGTTGTCAAAAAGAAACAATGGGATGTGATACGCAAGCGCAATGCGGATGGGGTCAAAGACCGACTGATTGTATGCCTATGAAGGAGTGTTCTCAATCATGCAGAGATGTTTGTCAAAGGTGCGAAGGTTCACAATGTGGAGCGTGTGAATCATATTGCCAAACGTCATGCGAATTTGGATGTCAATCGACTTGCGAATCGGGATGTCAATGGACTTGTGAAAAAAGTTGTCAAACATCGTGTGAGTCAAGCTGCCAAACGGGCGCACAGACAAACACCGCACCTACAACACCGTCAACAATTGCGGTTCCGAATGAAATTAAGGGCGGAGACACAATCATTATTCAATGGGGAACATCAAGCGATAGCAATTTATCGGGATATATACTTCAAAAAAAGACCGACAGCGGAACGTGGACACAAATTTACAAAGGCTCGTCTAGAAGCTTCTCGGACACCGTCGCAGTCGGCACAGGTACGGTTCAATATCGTGTTAAGGCTTACGACAGTTACGGAGTAGAATCGGGATATAGAACGTCGAATTTAATAACTGTTGTCAATAACTCAACGCCGACAATCAGCGGTAAAGATACAGACCTTGGCGGCAAAAAAGCACCGTTTATAATCGATGTTTCGGTTTCAGACCGTGACAATGACCCGGTAGATTTAATCGCTAAACTCAATGGAAGCGTTATAAAAACAATAAATAACGCCAAAAAAGACAGTAACTACACAATCAGGATTGAGGGCGACACTTTCAATAAGCTTGCTTTAAACGCCCGAAACGAAATCGAAATTTCAGCGACAGATGGCAAAGCGACAAGCTATAGACGATATTACTTCACGAGAGTGAACTCGGCACCTGAAATCAAGGTTACGACAACAGATTTTGGCACAAAGAATCTTCCTTTCAGTTTTAAGTACACGGTGAGCGATGCGGAAGGTGACCCAACGGGCGTAAGGATTTTATATGGCGAAAAAGTTTTACAAGCTATAAAGACGGTACCGCTCGGAAAAGAGCAAACTTTCACTTTTAAAAAGCTAGACTTCTCACAAATTCCGGCAGGGGATATTGTAATAAAGATTGAGGCGACGGACGACAAGGGCGGCACTTCGGCGAAAATCATAAGCTTCAAAAAGGAAATCAATGGATGCGGCTACGTATTTAAGAAAGACACAAAAGCAAACTCGACACAGGTTTTAATTTCGGTATCAAGAAAAATAGATGATAAATCGACCTTTAAGACTTTAGCTTGTAACAATGCAAATGACAGCAGTCCAACGTGGGAAGATGTGACCGATTCACTCGAAAAGATATACAATTTCAAGAACACATCAAAGACCGCAAGCATGTGGGCAATCGGCGTGAAAGTCGAAGTTGTTCGAGGAAAAGATGCCGGCGACAGCTATATAGATGCAATCGGCATTAATTTTAGATAGGGGGTAGCAAATGATAAAAATTTTAAAAGAAGCGGAAGTTACGGGGAAGGCGAAGTTCATACCTTCCTTGGAAAATCTAACCACAGCCATCGACATGGCAAGCGAAGCCACGATGACTAATGCAGAGGAACAAGACAAGATACTAGCAGCCATCGATACAGTGATGATGACGTTGGCAGATTTGATGGAAGCAATGGACGAATTGAAAGGAGCAAAAGATGAATCAAAATAGGGTGAAAGTATACGCATATTTAGTTTTTAGAGAGCTGAGAACAATCGACCAAATCCCAAAAGCCTATCAAAAGGCAGTCAAAGAGGAAGTTGAAGCAATGAAAAATGGCGAATTTTAACGCCGAGCATATTTTAATTTAGAGGAGAAAAAAATGGAAATTACATTTGAATTACTGCACCAAGCCTACTCACGTGTGCTAAGCATTAGCTACTACCACATTTTTTACATTTTAACCGCAATCGATATTCTGACAGGATACGCCAGAGCCTTCAAGCAAAAAGACCTAGACTCAAAGGTCGGCATGAAAGGCTTGATGAAGCACCTGTGCGTTGTAGCCATCGTCGTGATGATTTGCCCGTATTTATGGATACTGCAAAAATCAGAGGTTGCAATCTTCATAATCACCGCAATCAATATCAACAATGCGATATCGATTATGGAAAACCTGAATGTCGTGGCACCAAATATGCTACCAGAAGCAATATCCCAATATTTAAGGAGAGCCAAAACAAATATCGACAATCAAGTGTTGCCGATTGATAAAATCAAAAAAAATGGAGATGATAAACAATGAAGATAATGCTCGACCCCGGACACGGAGCAGGGCGTGAACATAACCGAGGATTTGTACAGATTGATAACTTGCCGTACTGCAACGAAGGCGATTGCAATTTTATATATTGCCGAGACCACTTGAAGCCGGCGCTCGAAGCTTATGGCATAGAGGTCGGAATGACGAGAAAGAAACTCATCGATAATCCAAGCCTAGGAGTAAGAGGCAGGATGGCGAGAGGGTACGACCTTTTAATATCCTGCCACTCCAACGCTTGTGGTGGCAGGGCAACAGGCGTTGAAATATGGGATAGTACGAACCCAGCGGAATCAATCAAAAATCTGACGGATAAAATCACGGCAGCAATCAGCAAAGAACTGGGTATACCCAACCGTGGAACGAAGTACAGAAAGTACGCAGGAATGAATTATTATGGGATTTTAAGAAACGGAATGGCAAAGCACAATTTTATCATCGAGCATTGCTTCCATGATAATCCAGGCGACGCAAGGAAATACAGAAAAAACCTAGGCGGCACGGCAAAAGCGGTGGCAGGTGCGATAGCCGAGTTTTACGGACTTGAAAAAATCAAGGAAGAAAAACCCGAATGCCCATACCAAAAAACGCACCGCTGCCCATACTTTAAAGAAGAGGGGGAAAATAAAATCGAAAAACCAGCAAGACCAAAAGACGAAGCTATAAGCAGATTCGAAAGCACAGACGGCATCGATATGATCATAACCAAACCAGAAAATATATATGTAAGACACATCGGTTCGACCGTAAGAGCCACGGGTAAATCAGGAATCAACGGCTCATTTTATGATACGCCAAATTGGCGCAATCCAAATTCAATCTGGACAATCGCAATCAACGACGGTAAACCAATCGGAGGTAATGCAGCGTTCAACTCGTACCAAGGCGTCAGAAAGGGCACTTTCATCATAGACAAAGATGGTAAAGTGCATGTCGAAAGACTAGCAAATGCTAATCAGTTTAAAGGCAAAATCGACTTCGCAATCGGCGGTGTGGAATTGATACCGGATTACGATCCAAAGGCTGAAAAGACCGCAGCAGACATCCTGAAAAGAACCTGGCACACAGCCATCGGATATAAAGAAAGCACCAATGAAATTTATCTCATCGTCACGAATAAAATGTGTGATATGATAGATTTTAAGAATCAATTGATTAAATTAGGACTGACCCACGCCGTGGCATTAGACGGCGGCGGAAGCACACAGATGAGTTACAAAGGTCGAGGCTTGCACCAACAGAGGAATATCGCTTCGATGGTCGCACTGCATAAAATAAGTAATGGAAGTATAGGAAATGAATGGGGGACTGCATAGACCCTTTTTTATGTATAAAAACCAATCACGACCGAGGCAAAATACCGCCTCGGTTTTTACATATTTTGAGAAGAAAATAAAAAAATTTTTAAATATTTTTTGCGAAATTGATAAAACACACTAATATCAACGGGTGTAGCGGTTTAAAAAATTTAATTTTTTTGCATTTTTAGGTGTAAAAGGGTTGACAAGTGGCACCAAATGGTATATAATATAATTAAAGAAAGAGAGATAAAGAAGGCGAAAGCCAAAGGGGGATTTAAAATGACAAAGGAAGTATTTAATTTAACAGACGAACAAATTGAAAAGCTTATATCACTGGGAGCAAAGCGTTGGACAAAGTACGATAGAGACAGACTGTATATCAGAGACATTGCCAAAGAATTGGGATTAGACTATGACCGTTATAATACCGGCAATATACGGTACGCAAGCTTTAACGGCGAAAAAATATCGAACTCGCAATGCAGAAGAATGTTAGACCAAATTGACGGAGCGTATATAAACTTAGCTACGGGCGAAATCATGATTGGTGGAAGAGAAGAAGAAGCGCAAATGTTTATAAGCGCTTTAGAAAAAATTATATTATAGGAGGTAAAAAATGACAAAATTTGAAGAAATTAAAAAGGCTTTCAACAACGTTTTAAATGGGTGCTACACAGGGGATGATGTAGACATAATATTGGAAAATAGTGATGGAGTATACACTTATGAAGCATCAATTGACTGTGTAGACTGCTTAAGTGAAGGACGCAATGGCTACAACATAGTCGATAGACTCTCAAGGCACGATAGAATTAAAGCATCATACGAAGATGAGTTCTTCTACTTCAGAGAAGGAACACTAATCGACATACTTAACGACGAGGCGGACTGCAGAGGTGGAGGCTTTCCAGTAGAGTTAAAGAAGACAGACGGACATGGTCGTGCAGTGGCTTTTGAGGGTAAAGACCTATGCGACAGGCTCGGAGATATGTATAGACTTATAAGCGGAAGATATATTTCCAAGTTCTGCATCACAGGAAATGAAGTGGAAGAGTTGACAGCTGGTATCGCTTTTGATGTCTTTGATATAGTTGACGGCAGAATTAAGACGCTTAAGTATAGGTATGAAGATATGGAAATCGACTTTAATGACGAACTTGATTATGAAACATATTACGAGGTAAAGGACAAGTATCCTGAAATATAGAGTTATGAACGGCATGCGATGCGAGGAATAGCTAGAAAAGTAAACAAGGAGGGATAATATGGAACCGCTAGACCAAAGATTTAACCTCCGCTTCACGAAGACGGAGAAAGAACAGATAAAGATTTTAGCAAAAAAAGACGGCAGGACGATGTCGAATTTCTGCCGAATGATAATTGTTAGGTATATAGAAGAACATACGAAAAAATAAAAAAAGTCAACTATAAGATTCTTATATGATTAAATAATCACTTCTGAATCACCCCCGCAGATGCGGGGAAAATATAGTTGACTTCTTTATATTTATAATACCACTTTATTGGGGTTAATATTTACAAAATAGTTACAACGATTGTAGTAAATTAAAAAATATGGTATAATTAATGTAGATATAAAAAATATTTATATCGAAAAGCTTAAATCCACTTAGGCAATCCTCCATAGATTTACTGTCAACAAAGTGTCAACAAAAAGCGGCGAAAGCCTGATAAAATAGTACTCTCCAAACTCTCAAAGAGTTAGGTTTTCGAAATACTATAAAAAATATAAACCTTGTAATTTTAACGATTACAGGGTTTTTTGTTACATATGAAAATTTGAATTAATAAAATATGTTATATATTTCGCAAAAAAAAACAA